AAGATGGTTTAAAAACTGATGATCCTAGATTGGTTATTCCTTTCTATGATAAAGAAAAAAATCTAATTGCACTTCAAGGTCGAGCACTTGGTGAGTCCAAACTCAGATATATAACTGTAAAGATGCACGATGATAACAAAAAAGTTTTTGGTTTGGATAGAATTGATGAAGAAAAACCTATCTATGTTGTAGAAGGACCTATTGATTCGTTGTTTATTGATAATGCAGTAGCCACAGCGGACTCTAATTTACAATCGATTACCGAAGTTTTGGACAAGTCCAAAGTGGTTTTAATCTTTGACAATGAGCCAAGAAATAAAGAAATCGTCAAGCAAATTGAAAAAGCCATAGATGAACATTATAATGTTGTAATATGGCCAGAGTTCGTTGATGATAAAGATATTAATGATATGATCTTATCTGATTTTTCACTGGATGAAATTGAAGATATTATAAGTAAGAATACATTCGTTAATTTGAGAGCAAAAATGGAATTCGTGAATTGGAAGAAAGTTTAAATCATGAAAGTAGAATTGATATCATACACACAACCATCAGAACGGTTTGCGGAGAACATGACAGAACTGGTTGCATTTTGTGCCAGAGTGTCGAATCCAGGAAACCAACACAACCATGTAACTAGTGAGAAGTTAATTCGTTATTTGATTAAAAATCAACATTGGTCACCACTCGAAATGGTGAGCATATGTTTAGAGATAGAAACAACCCGTGACATAGCAAGACAAATATTGAGGCATCGTTCTTTTTCTTTCCAAGAATTTTCTCAAAGATATGCTGATCCAACTAAAGACTTGGATTTCATACCTAAAGAAGCAAGATTGCAAGATGAAAAGAACAGGCAAAATAGTATAGAAGTAACTGATGATTCTTTGCAACAAGAATGGTTATCTGTTCAAAATCGTATAATTGGTGAAGCAAGAACAGCATATTCTTGGGCTATTGAAAATGGAATTGCAAAAGAACAAGCGAGAGCTGTATTACCAGAAGGTATAACAGAATCTAGGCTTTATATGAATGGAACACTTAGATCATGGGTACATTACATACAACTACGCACAGAAAAAGGAACACAAAAAGAACATCGTGAAGTTGCTGATGCGTGTGCTACAGCAATTGAACCGATATTTCCAATGATTAAAGAATTTGTTGGCAATGAAAGTATGGCTGTATTTGCAACGAAATAATAATAATAAAGGTAAGATATGGAATATCTAGGAATCAATATTGATTTACAAAGAGATAATTTATTTGATGATCTTGGAATTAAAAGACTTAAAGAATCGTATATGCGTGAAGATGAAGAATCTCCACAATGTCGATTTGCTTATGTGTCAAAAGCTTTTGGAACGGATTTAAATCATGCACAAAGACTATATGAATACAGCAGTCGTCATTGGCTCTCTTATTCTACTCCCATTCTTTCTTATGGCCGCAGTAAGCGGGGCCTTCCTATATCATGTTTCCTTAACTACATTGAAGATACTGCTGAGGGATTAGTTGATAATTTATCCGAAACAAACTGGCTTTCTATGCTCGGTGGCGGCGTGGGCATTGGCTTTGGTATTCGAGCCGCTGATGATAAGTCTACGGGTGTTTTACCGCATCTTAAAATATATGATGCGTCCTCTCTTGCATATCGCCAAGGTCGTACTCGTAGAGGCTCTTATGCTGCTTATCTTGACATTTCTCATCCTGATATCATTTCGTTCTTGGAGATGAGAAAGCCAACAGGCGATCCGAATGTTCGTTGTTTAAATCTACATCATGGCATTAATATTACCGATGATTTTATGAAAATCATTGAGAAGTGTATGTTAGATTCGGAGGCTTCTGATGATTGGGAGTTAAAAGACCCACATTCTGGTGAAGTTCGAGAAATAGTATCTGCAAAAATGTTATGGCAAATGATTTTAGAATTGCGTATGCATACGGGTGAACCATACATTCACTATATTGATACAAGTAATAGAATGTTGCCAGATTTTCTTAAAGAAAAAGGTTTGAAGGTTCATCAGTCTAACCTATGTTCTGAAATTATTCTACCAACAAATGAAGAAAGAACCGCAGTATGTTGTCTTTCATCTCTTAACTTGGAGTATTATGATGAATGGAAAAATGATAAATTGTTCTTACGTGATGTCGCTGAAATGTTGGATAATGTGCTCCAATTTTTTATTGATAACGCTCCTGATGCCATTGCTCGTGCCAGATTTAGTGCTCAACGGGAAAGAAGTATTGGTATTGGCGCTCTCGGTTTTCATGCTTATCTTCAGCGCAATAATATTGCTTTCGAAGGAGTAATGGCGAAAGTTGCAAACAATAGAATGTTCAAACATATTAGAGCAATGCTTGATCAAGCAAACATCTACCTTGGCAAACAAAGAGGTGAAGCACCAGACGCTGCAGGCACAGGTAGAAGATTTAGTCATCTCATGGCAATTGCACCAAATGCATCATCTTCTATTATTATGGGTAACACCAGTCCTTCTGTTGAACCATATCGTGCCAATGCTTACCGTCAAGATACATTATCCGGTTCATCATTAACAAAAAATAAATGGTTAGATCAAATCATACAAAAGGAATCTGAAGGTAAACCAGAAGAATGGGCCGATGATGTGTGGCGTAGTATTATTGCTAATGATGGATCTGTGCAACATTTAGAATGGATGGATGAAAATACAAAAGCAGTTTTCAAAACATCTATGGAAATTGATCAACGATGGGTAATAGAATTGGCTGCAGATAGACAACAATATATTGATCAAGCACAATCCATAAATCTTTTCTTTAGACCAGATTCACACATAAAATATATTCATGCTATACATTTCATGGCATGGAAAAAAGGACTGAAAACACTATATTATTGCCGTTCAGAAAAGATTGGTAAAGCTGATAAAGTGTCTAAGAAAATTGAGCGACAAGTGATTAAAGAAATCGACATGACACAAATTGCTCAAGGTAACGATTGCATTGCTTGTGAGGGATAAAAAATGGATTATAATGAATATGATGAGTTACACTTTTGGACAAAAAATTATATTGAAAAAAATTGTTTGATTAGAAACAGAGTTATGCCAGGTAAAATACCTGGTACAACATATACTTGGATCTTTTATTTGAGAAATGGCCTTTTCAATCATGAATTTTTGTCAGCAGTTTCACAGATGTTTATTCACAAAGTAAAACATGAAATTGGTCAATTTAATTTTCAAATATCGGGATTGGAAACAGGATCAACACCATTACTGGCAGGTATACCATTAATCGCTCGTGTTTTCGATTTGAACATTAATTCCTTTTCAATAAGAAAAGAACAAAAAACTTATGGACTTTTAAATTGGATAGAAGGAATGCCAAATGAAAAACCTGTTATGTTAATTGATGATTTATGTAATTCATCAATATCGATGAGAAAAGCTTATGATGTTTTACAGGAAGAAAAAATTCCAGTTTTTAATTATGCGTTTAGTATCGTTAATAAAGTAAATAAAAATATACACAAAGAAATAAGAGTTAAATCTGATATGTATTTACCTGAAGATATAAAAATGTTATATCTTTTTGATTTGGATGACTTTAATTTAGAAAATCCATCACACTAGAGAAAAAAATGAAAAAAACAGAATCAAATATAACAGAAGAAAGAAGTTACTTTAAACCATTCAACTATCCATGGGCCTATGATGCCTGGTTAAAACATGAGCAGTCACATTGGTTACATACAGAAGTACCTATGCTTGAAGATGTAAAAGATTGGAAAAAGAAATTAACAAAAAGTGAAAAAGAATTCTTAACACATATTTTCCGCTTCTTCACACAAGGTGATATCGATGTTGCTGGAGGATATGTTCGTAATTATCTGCCATATTTTTCACAACCAGAAGTTCGTATGATGTTGATGGGTTTTGCTGCTAGAGAAGCATTACATATTGCTGCATATTCACATCTTATTGAAACTCTAGGTTTACCAGAAACAACTTATAATGAATTTCTAGAATATGGAGCTATGAAAGAGAAACATGACTATGTTCTCAACATATCAGCAAACAATTCTACAAAAGAAAACACAGCAACACATATCGCAGTATTTTCTGCGTTTACAGAAGGTATGCAATTGTTTTCTTCATTCATTATGTTATTGAATTTTCCAAGACAAGGTAAGATGAAAGGTATGGGCCAGATTGTTACTTGGTCGATTGTAGACGAAACACAACATTGTGAATCAATGATTAAATTATTCAGAACTTATATTGAAGAAAATCGTGAAATATGGACAGATGAATTAAAATCGAAGATATATACGATTGCAGAAAGAATGGTTGAATTAGAAGATAAATTTATTGACCTTGCTTTCGGCATAAACACGATGGAAGGTTTATCAGCAGAAGATGTTAAAAAATACATTCGATATATTGCTGATCGTAGATTGATATCGTTAGGCCTAAAAGGCGTATATAAAGTAAAGAAAAATCCTCTGCCTTGGGTAGAAGAAATGATTAACGCACCAACACACACCAACTTCTTTGAGAATCGTGCAACCGATTATGCAAAAGGAGCTTTATCTGGAGATTGGAGTGATGTTTGGGCTCATTAAGGAAAAATAATGTCAATGAAATCTATTTCTGGAGATTGTTTAAGTTGTGAATCAACTTACAATATAGAATATATGGAAGGAATGGTCTCACAAGATTTACCAGAACATTGCCCGTTTTGTGGTGAAGTCATCGAAGAATTAACTGAATCCTATATAGAGGATGAAGATGATTTTGAAGATGATGAAAAATGGGATCGATAAACTGGATATATGATAGTAAAGATTTTACGGAAGACTTGATTGGTGATAATTACGGGTTCGTGTATCAGATAACTAATCTGACGAATAACAGAAAATACATAGGAAAGAAATTTTTTTATTCTTCCAAAACCAAACAAGTCAAAGGTAAAAAAAAGAAGTATAAGGTACAGAGTGATTGGCAAACTTACTATGGAAGTAGTGACAGTCTAATGAAAGATGTGTTAACATTAGGTCATGAAAACTTTAGTAGAGAAATATTGCATCTTTGCCGTTCTAAAGGTGAATGTGGATATCTTGAAGCTAAAGAACAATTTGTCCGTGGTGTAATGGAAAGTGAAGATTACTACAATACATGGATAATGGTAAGAGTAAGAAAATCACACATAAAGGAATACAATGCTAGAATTTCTAAAATACCTTAAAGACGACCAGTATGATGCATACTTTTTTCTACCAGGTGAGAAAGAAAATCAGATACACATAGAAGGTTCACTATACAAAGATCCAGGCGAAGGAATTGGTTCCAGTAACCTCGGACACAATTATCATGTTGTGCTATTCAAAGAAGATGAGGAACACAATGTGGTCGATTTGGACCAATTTGAGGGTGTTTTGGGTTGTCCTTTAGAGTATATGTCTGGACTATTACCATCTGACTGGTATGGTATTATTGCCAGAAA